CGGTACAATTGCTAACTCGGATGCTTTAGTTGGCGTGCAAAAATTAGCAGCATTAAGTTCTAATACCGCTACTCGTCATATATTAGATGGAAGTCTTTACATATATAGAACGTTAGCTGAAGCGCTGACTTATAGGGTAGCGGATATTTTAGAATACGCAGACTTTAAAGATGACTTTGTAAATAAAATTGGTAAATACAATGTTAGTATACTTGGAGATATATCTGAGTTATATATATATGACTTTGGAATTTTTATTGAGATGTCTCCAGATGAAGAGCAAAAAGCTATGCTTGAGCAGAATATTCAAATGGCATTATCTAAGGGAGATATAAATCTTGAAGACGCTATTGATATACGTGAGATAAGAAATCTAAAACTTGCAAATCAATTACTTAAAGTAAAACGTAAAGCTAAGCAAGAGCAGGATCAACAAATGGAAATGCAAAAGCAAGCGATGATTACACAGCAACAATTAAAATCTCAGGAACTTGCGGCACAAGTAGCTATGCAAAAAATACAAGCGGAAACTCAAGCTAAGATGCAGTACAGGCAAGCAGACGTTGCTTTTGAAATAGAAAAACAAAAAGCTGAAGCTCAATTAAAAGCACAGTTAATGCAGCAAGAGTTTAATTATAACCTGCAATTGCAAGGTATGACTCAAGCTCAATTATCTAAAAGAGAAAGCGATAAAGAGCAAGCAAAGAGTGATAGAATTAGTCAGCAAAATACTGAGCAGTCTAAATTAATAACCCAAAGAAAAAACAATTTACCTCCGCAAAACTTTGAATCAAACGAGGATAGCTTAGATGGTTTTGACTTATCTGAATTTGAGCCAAGATAATATGTTTAAATTTTGCGTAACTTTGCATATAAATTAAATCAAATCAAATGGACATTAAAGTAAGAGAAGTATCGGCTGATGAAAAATCAACTCAGCAAATAGAACAAGAACTCCTTGATAAGCATGAGGAGAAGTTTCAGTCAGAGACTGAGCAAGAATCAATAGAGGTAAAGGCTGTAGAGCCTGAAGCAGAAGTTGAGGTTAAAGAAGACAATACACAGGAAGAAGCTCCTGTTGAAGAGGTAGTTGAAGAACAACCTCCAAAGCTAGAAGCTCAGCCTGAATTAAATGAAGACGAAGTTCTTTCATATATTGGAAAAAGATACGGTAAGGAAATTAATTCTATTGATGAATTAGTTAGCAAGCGTGAGGAAAGCGAACCGCTTCCAGAAGACGTTGCTGCTTACCTAAAGTATAAAAAAGAAACTGGACGTGGTTTTAATGATTTTGCAAAATTGCAAAAAGATTATTCTGATTTAAGTCCAGATGCTTTGCTAAAAGAATATTATTCTATAACAGAAGAAGGTTTAGATTCTGAAGATATAGATCTTCTAATGGAAGATTTTATTATTGATGAAGAAATACATGAACCAACTGAGATTAAGAAAATAAAATTAGCAAAGAAAAAAGAAATTGCCAAAGCAAAAAAGTTTCTTAAACAACAGCAAGAGACATACAAACAGCCCCTTGAGTCAAGGGAAAGTTCTGCCAATGCTGATAATAATGAACTAATTGAATATAGGCAATATCTTGAGTCTGCTAAAACTCAAGAGGAGCAAGCAAATCATAAAAGACAATGGTTCGTCAAAAAAAGCGACGAAATATTTAGCACCGAATTTAAAGGTTTTAAATTCAACGTAGGTGATAATGATGTGGTTTATACTCCAGGCAGTGCTTCTGAACTTAAAAAAGCTCAAGAGACTCCACTTAATTTTGTAAATAAATTTTTGGATTCTAATGGGTATTTAAAAGACGCAGAAGGATACCACCGCTCTTTAGCAATTGCAATGAATCCTGAGAAGTTTGCTCAGTTCTTTTATGAACAAGGCAAATCACAGGCAACTGATGATGTAATACGTAAAACGAAAAACATAAACATGAGTGAGCGTACTGCACCAGAGGTTTCTACAAAATCAGGACTTCAAGTAAAATCAGTTTCACAACCTTCGAGTCGTGGACTAAAAATTAAGAGTATAAAAAGAAGTTAATAATTTAAATAAATAAAAAATAATATTATGGCAGGACAAGTATTAGCAACCCCAGGGTTTGCTTTGACACCGAGTTCAGAAAGAACTCCAACACCGGAAAACTATTTAACTAATGCAGATTTCAATTGGTTGAATCAGTACTTACCAGATACTTACGAAAAAGAATTTGAAAGATATGGTAATAGAACAATCTCCTCATTCCTTAGAATGGTAGGAGCAGAGATGCCTACAAACTCAGACCTTATCAAATGGGCAGAGCAAGGTAGGTTACACACGAAATATACACAAGTTGGTACAGCAGCAATATTAAATGCTGACCAAGCTGTATTTCAAGTAAATGATGCGCTAGACCCAGCAGCAGCTCAACAAGTAATCAGAATAGGACAAACTATTGTAGTTGTTCAAAATGATGGTTCAGGTGTGAACAAGGCTGTAGTAAGTGCAGTAAACAATGCCGCTGGTGGTAGAGGACAGTTCACAGCTGACTTTTATGAAGCAGCAGGTTTAGTAAAGGCAGGTACTGGAGTCGGTAACGCAGACGTTACAGTATTCATTTACGGTTCAGAATTTAGAAAAGGAACAGCAGGAATGGTTGGTTCATTAGAAGCTAATGACTTCATCTTCGACAACAAGCCTATTATCATTAAAGATACTTACACAGTATCTGGTTCTGATATGGCTCAAATTGGTTGGGTTGAAATCACTACTGAAGATGGCGCAACTGGTTACCTATGGTACTTAAAGTCTGAGCACGAAACAAGATTAAGATTCGATGACTATTTAGAAACAGCAATGATTGAAGCTG